TGTAATCATGTTTGCAATTTTTTTTCTTGTATTTCTTGTCTGCGCTGCACAATCAACTGTTTCATTTCATTCAAAGCCTGACGAGCTCGTTGAGCAGAGATTTTTACACCTTGCTGTTCAAACTTTTCACTTTCTTTTACATAGACAGCAAAAGCAGTCTTCAATTGCTCGTGAGTCTCGCTCAAGTCAGTCTCCGGTAACATACTCGTAGATTTCTCGCCAGTTTAGGCATTTCTTCATACCATCAAGAATAGGCTCGTTCATATTGAATCCATGTTCGATTAGAATAGGACGCAAGCCTGCTTTTAGTCCAGCTACTGCGTTTTCATATTTGTCTTCGATCCAGTAAAATCCTGTGTCTTGATATTTGGCTAGGGCTGCTTCTTTGTCTGCACCAGTATCAAGACAGATCAGTTTGGTAAATGCAGTGGGTCCAAACAGCTTTTCAAGATTCATTTTGCGCAATTGATAAGCACTAGGATCAAGACTTAGACTGGTAATGCAATGGAACTCATATCCATGTTCTTCATGCAGTCGCTTAACATAGTACATTGCATCACGCAGTGCAGGCAGGAAGCCAATTGCAGCACTTTCGTTGAAAATTCTCACACGTTCTTTTGCTTCTGCGCGAGTGATGTTAAAGCGCTCACTGAGATCGTAATAGTGATTGCCGTTGTCAATTTGCGTGTACCCGTGTTGTTCCATCCAAGTACAAAATGCATATTCCCAGTTGAGAAGAACGCCGTCTGCGTCGGTGAGAATAATCTTGTTCATAGCTTGCCTTTCTAGTTGCCTATGCGTTAGTATAATATTATTTTAAAATTTTGTCAACCACCAGCATAAACAGTCGACTGATTGGTTACTACAGTAGTAGCACCGCAAACTCTACTGTCGTCTTGTCTGTGTATAGGATTTCCATACACAAACACAGTAGAAGAACCGTTGCTGGTAGCAGGATTGCAATGGGGAGCACCTATCGGTATACACAATGCGTCTGGATTAGCTGGGTCACTGTGTTCGATTACCTTTTTACCATTAATATAAATAGTGCCAGTATTGGCAGCAATTAGCTCGCCGCCGCTGTGTGTGTTAGGATCACCCTCTACTGCTATCAAAGGCATGTGTACTCCTTAGATCATTGTCAACCCGCTGGTACTTGACACATATTGCTTGGCCATACTGTCTTCGGTTTTGTGTACAAATACCAGTGTGCTTTTATTTAGTTTAATCTTGCTCTGTGGATCAACAGTGAATGTCCAAGGCCCAAGTCCGATTCCTTGCTGTGTTGCCATCAATGCCATTGGCTTGGTAACAGTAATCGTTTTGTCGTTTTCTTCTACAAAGCGAGCAATTACTTCGTCGCCGCTTGTGGTTTTGAATGTAACTGTGTCGTTCTGTTTATACGGAGTTTCAATGATCATTTCTTACGTTTCTTTCCAAGTTTAATAGCTTTTCTTGCCATTACTTTAACACCGGCCCGTTGGCCAGTTTTTCTAGGTTTTCTCATAGTGTGTGTCCTGTTCCGTTATAACCAGTTTCTTCTAAATATCTTGTAAATTCTGTGTAGCCGCCGACATGTTTGCCGGCAACCTTGATCTGAGGAAAAGTTCTAGCATCGGGAAACATTTCTAGTAGCTCGTCTCGAGTAAAGTCGGCTTCGAGTTTGTAATAAGCAAATCGATACTTCCTCATCTCGCAGAGATTTTTTGCTGCGTCACAGTAGCTACATCCATTCTTGCCCCATATCTCTATCATAGGCTAAATCCTTTCAAACTGTTTTTATCTACATCTTGCTTGATACCGCCGATGATGTAGCTTTCCACTTCGGTTTCCTGGGGAGCAACCTGCAAGCCAGAACTGCTCAACCAATGTTGTGTCCACGGAAGAGGATTGGTGTTAACTGGTTGATCAAAGATTGCATCAAAACCCAATGCTTTAAGACGACGATTGGCAATGTATTCTACATATTGATTCAACAGAGTTGTGTTTAATCCAATCATACTGCCATCTTTGAATAGATATTCTGCCCAATCTTTTTCTTCAGCAACACATTCGCGCCACAGTTCGTATACCTCAGCTTCGCACTCTCGTGCAACCTGTGCCATTTCCGGATCGTCTTTGCCCTGACTCCAAAGTTTTAGTACATGAGTACTCAGTGCAAGATGCTGTGCTTCATCGCGAGCAATAAGACTGATAATCTTAGCCGAACCTTCCATGAGCTGTAGTTCGCCAAAGCCAAACGTACAAGCAAAGCTTACATAGAAACGCAAGCCTTCGAGAATGTTCACAGTCATCATTGCAAGATACATTTTCTTTTTAACGTCATGCAGGTTACCTTCACCGCGATGGAAGTATGCATCAGCTGCGTGATTAAATGCATCGTAGTGTTTGGTCACGCTAGTTGCTCGTGCAATAATCTTTTCATCGTCTAGGATAGTATCAAATACTTCGCTAGGATCAGGATACACATTCTTCATGATGTGTGTATAGCTGCGGCTGTGAATAGTCTCAAAGAAGTCCCAGGTTACAATGCAACCTTCCAATTCAGGAATACTAACATGCGGAAGGAATGCCAAGCACGGGCCGCGGCCTTGAACACTGTCCAACAGTGTTTGATACTTTAAATTGGCTGTGAAGATATGTTTCTGTTCTGGGCGGAACTTTTGGAAGTCTGCACGATCTTTCTGCAAACTTACTTCTTCCGGACGCCAAAAATATCCCAGCATGGTTTGGTTCAACTTATCAAAGACCGGAAAGCGAAACACATCATAACGCTGGGTGTTTTGGTCTTCGCCAAAGAACATATGCTGTTTGGTAAAATCTACTTTTTCTTGGTTGAATACAGTCTTTGACATGGTAATCCTTTTTTGTGTATGTATAAAAAATAATACAGCCCGAGAGGGCTGTATGTCAAGTGTTTTATTAAATTAGATAGCGCAGGCTTCGCACATAGCATCGTCTTCAGACGAAACTGTTGGCAATACAATCTGCGGCTTCTCGTGTTCAATTTCGCTAGGATCAGTTTTATAATCATAAGTGTTCTGATAGTAACTGGTCTTCCATCCAAGTTTGTATGTCATCAACATGTCCTGCAACATCACACTCATCGGCACTTCGTTGTTAGGATACTGTGTTGGATTGTAACTCCAGTTGCCTGAGATAGCTTGATCAAAGAACTTTTGCATCACAGCCACTACTTTGATATAACCGTCGTTGCTGGTCATGTCCCACAGCAAAGTATAGTGTTGCTTGAGGCTTTGGTACTGCGGAACAATCTGCTTGAGCGGTCCTTTTTTACTCTTCTTCACACTCAAATAACCACGTGGCGGTTCGATGCCGTTGGTTGCATTTGACACAACCGAACTTGATTCGCTGGGCATCTGAGCACTCAATGTGCTGTGACGTAGACCGTGTGTTTTGATATCTGCACGTAGGGCTTCCCAATCGTAGTTTAGCTCATTGGCTACAACTGCATCCACATCTTTCTTATAGGTGTCAATTGGTAGGATACCATCACTGTACTTTGTGCGATTGAAGTATTCACATGCACCACGTTCTTTTGCCAGTGTGTTGCTGGCTTTTAACAAGTAATACTGGAACGCTTCTGATAAGTCGTGTACCAGTTTCCATGCAGCTGGATCGCTGTACTGCACACGGTTTTTGGCAAGATAGTGTGCTAGACCAATGTATCCAATACCAAGACTGCGACGAGCTTTGGTTGATTTTTCTGCTGCAAGAATTGGATAGCGTTGATAATCGATAATTTCTTCTAAGCTGCGAACAGCAAGATCGCATAATTCTTCAAGGTCAGTTAGATCTTTGATAGTGCCAACGTTGATTGCACTGAGAATGCATAGGGCAATTTCACCTTCTGGATCGTCAATGTGATTCAGTGGCTTAGTAGGAAGTGTGATCTCTTGGCAGAGGTTGCTCATATAAACTGTATCTTTGAAGCTGCTATGAGTGTTAGCATGGTCCACATTCATAATATAGATGCGTCCGGTTTCTGCACGTTCTTTGATCAATGCACTGAATAGATCCATAGCTGAGATACGCTTTTTACGGATGCTGGTCTTGCGCTCGTATTGTTCGTAGAGTTCTTTAAAACGTTCTTGATCGCCGTAGAATGCTTCGTACAATCCTGGAACATCTTGGGGCGAGAAAAGAGTAATATCACCGTCTTGTAGCAAACGCTCGTACATGAGTTTGTTTAATTGTATTGAATAATCCAGTTTGCGTACACGATTGTCTTCTGTGCCTTTGTTGTTCTTCAACACAAGAATGTCTTCAATCTCGTAGTGCCAAAGAGGAAAATGAACTGTGGCACTTCCGCCACGTACTCCGTTTTGTGTGCAGCAACGAACAGTGCTTTCAAACTTTTTAAGGAAAGGAACAATACCTGTGTGTGCTACTTCGCCGCCACGGATCTTGCTGTTTACTGCTCGGATACGTCCGCTGTTGATTCCGATGCCTGCTCTTTGTGCTGTATAGCGGCCAATAGCCATATCGCTGGCAAAGATGCTATCAAGGGTATCATCGCTGTCAACAAGAACACAGCTGGCAAATTGGCGGATAGGTGTTCTGACGCCTGCCATAACGGGCGTTGGGATATTGATTTTAAAAAGGGAGGTCGCATCGTAGTATCTCCTTACGTAATGCATACGTGTTTCACGCGAATATTGTGCAAACAATGTTGCAGCAATCATCATATACATAAATTGAGGAGTTTCAAACAGTTGATTGTTGCTGCGGTCTTGGCACAAATACTTGTCCACAACCTGTCTTAATCCAGCATAGGTAAAGTTTTCATCACGCTTGTGACGAATATAGCTATCCAGTGTTGCAATTTCTTCGTCTGTGTACCACTGTAGTATTTCACCATCATACACTCCGCGCTTGATATTGAGATCGATCATTTTTTTCAATGTAATAGGTTCGTAGCAACCAAACACTTCTTTGTTAACACCATAGCTTAACAATCTTGCAGCCGCATAC